TAGTTCTTTCTGATCTTCTTTTGTTATTTCTTTATTATGTAATTCAAACAATTTATAGAAATCATTTAACAAGTTTCTAACTTGATATTTTCCTTTGTTTGAAACTTGAGCTTGTTGACCTGGGAATTTATTTTCTATATATTCTAATATTTTATCTCTCTTCTTAGAATCAAAATCTATATCTATATCTGGCATACCTTTCCTTTCTTTAGACATAAACCTTTCAAATAAAAGATTATATTCTATTGGGTCCACCTTTGTAATATCTAAGCAATAAGCTACTAAAGAGGATACCCCAGAACCTCTTCCGAATCCTATTTTAATATCTTGTCTTTTTGCCTCTGATACTACATCTTCACATAGTAGAAATACATCTTCAAACTCTTTATATATTATCATATCTAGCTCATATTCTAGCCTTTTTCTATACTCAGGGTCATTATATAACCCTTTTTCTTTTATACCTCTTAAAGCTAATTTTTTAAGCTTTTTAGTGCTATTCTCTCCCCAATCCAATTTAGATAAATTACCAAAATCCAAACTCACATTACACATACTGTTTATTATTACAGTATTATTTATTGCTTTTTGTATTCTTTTGGTATAAGTATAATTAGATTTCCAAAACTCTATAACTGATTTTCTATTATGAAGGTATAGGCCCTCATAATCTTTTAATGTAGATGTAGGAATTTTAAAAGCTCTTAAATATAGTTGTGTTCTAGCATCCTTTTTCTCTGTATAATGGCTATCTATAGTCATTACTAAAGGTATACCATGTTTTTTATTCATTTCAATAGCAAAATTATTAGCTATTGATTGCATATGTATGTTGTGAGGCTGTATTTCTAAATAGAAATTATCTAACTTCTTATAAAAGTTTAATGCTAGGTTTTCCGCTGCTTTTATACGGCCTTCTATAGCGTATTGATATATAATACTGTTTTGGCAACCAGATAACACTATTAAATCTTTTTGGTATTTTAAAAGGGATTTAACGTCAATTCTAGGCCTATAATAAAAGCCTGTCATATTTGCCTCACTTATCATCTGCATTAAGTTAGAATATCCGTTATCATTTTTACATAGTAAAGTGATATGATAATTCTTTCTTTCTTTTACTAAGTTATTTAATACAAAATAAGCTTCACACCCCATAATAGGGTTTATATTATTCTCTTTACAGGCTTTAAAATGGTCAATTAAACCGCTTGTATTACCGTGATTGGTTTGAGCTAACCCAATTTGGTTTAACTCTGCTGCTCTATTAGCATTATCTATTGGAAACCCTAAACCATCAAAAGGACTATATGTATCATGATGGTGTAGATTAACAAACTCATCAAATTTAAACTTAAACTTCTTTTTTAAAGAATTTACTATATTCCTGTAACTCATTTAAAACTCCTCCTTTTTAAAAAAAGGGACTAATGAAAGTCCCTATATATTATTGTTATCTTCTACGTTTTTTTAACACTTTACTAACTGGCTTTTCTATTGGTCTTTTCACTATCTTTTTTAAAGGTGGGGTTTTTATCTTCCTAATTGGCTTTTTAACTACACTTCTCTTTACAATTTTCTTTACTCTTTTTCTTGGTGGTTCCTCCTCTTCCTCCTCTTCATACTCTTCTTCATCCTCTTCATCCTCATATTCTTCGTCTTCGTCTTCGTCTTCGTCTTCGTCTTCATATTCATCTTCATCCTCGTACTCTTCATCTTCTTCTTCAAACTCTTCGTCTTCGTCTTCAACTTCTACATCTTCTTCTTCGTCCTCATACTCTTCGTCTTCTTCTTCAAACTCTTCCTCTAGCTGTTTTTTCTTTTCTGCTAATCGGTCTGCTTTTGTTGGTTTATCTTGTGGGTCACCTGGGGAATATCCTAATTCTTTTTCTATTCTTTCTAAATTCATTTTCTCTAAATGCTCAAATATTTCATCTTCTGTTAAAGCTTTCTCGTTACCTTTAAAACGGTTTTTCACACCCGGCATAATGGTGTAACTACTGTTTAAAGCTTCACCCATTCTATTTACTACATAATCCCTATCTGTTATTGTACCGTAATTATCATAATATGCCACTATGTCCAATATAGGACTAAAACTATTAGCACCTTCCATCATAAATTTAATTGACTTTGTTTCATAATCAAAAAAACTTAAAATATATTTAACTGATGTTTTTAATTCTTTTCCATACCCATGTGCCCCATTACAAAATGGACATGTTCTATAGCCAAAATATTTAGGACAGGGAAAGAAAAAGCCTTGCCATACATTATGGAAAGTTATTTCTGTCGCTCCTTCTAAATCTGTTAAAAACCTAATTCGTCTTTTTTCGTTACTTGCAAACTTAAATAAGCTATTTGATTGACTAGAACTTTGTTCAATTCTTTTCTTTATACTATTTATTAAACTATTCTTTTTCTCTCTTCTTGGTGCTGAGCTTATAATTTTCTTTTTTCTTGCAGGATTTCTGTTTTTACTATTTTTGTTAATCATTTTTTATATACCCTCTTTCAATTTGTATTGATAGCTTTATTAAAACTATATTTACTTTTAAAATCACATATATCCTTTATATGAAATGGATATTTAAATTTTCTGACTTTAAAATGTTTACTTAACATCTTGTTGCCTTTTTTTCCTAAAGGTGTATTATCTAGTGCTGTAATTATGTTATTAGTAGCGTGTTTTAGCTTCTTTATTTGTTCATCTGAAGGTATACAACCGAATAAACAAACTACGTTTTTGTATCCAAATTGGTATGCTTTCATCATATCCAAATACCCTTCTACGACTAAAATAGTAGAACCCTTTTCATAGTTCCCGCCTAAAGTTTTCTTTTTACAAAATCCTTTAGAGTTCAAGTATTTACTTTCTTCTTTATCGTCTGTTCTTCTTCTTAAATTACCTTTATACTTTCCATTCTCAAAGATAGGAATAAGTATTGGATAATCTTTTTCACTATTAAGTTTAACTTTAAATTTTTTTAAAACATTAGGGTAAAACCCCCTTTCATTTATCATATAATTCATTTTTAATTCTTCCCAATTTGGAACTATTAATCTTTTATAATGTCTATAAGCACTTTTTAATTTTTTCTTTCTGGAATCTTCTTTATTTGTTTTTATTCTTCTCTTATTTTTATATTTATTAATTATTCTTGCTGCTTGTAAAGAGTTTACTTCCTCTAATTCCATTATAAATTTAAATATGCTTCCCGATGATTCACACCCAAAACAAAAATAATTCCCACTATCTAGATTAATAGAAAGTGAAGCATTTAATTCATTATGAAAAGGGCAATTAAGTTTTATATTATTACCACTTTGCACTATATCTTCGTGCAACAATCCATAACGGTTTAAAATGCTTAAAACATCTACATACATTTTAATTATTTACTTTCATTATTTTTAATATCTTTTGAGATTTTGTTGTAGTGTAATCATTTATATCTTTTAATGTTAGTTCGCCCATGGCTATCAGGTTTTCTAATTCTTCTTTATTTATTTTTAATTCAAATATTTTTTTTAAATCTTTATTTGTTAATTTTTTTCTTAATTTCTTATATAAGTTTTCAGTATCAAATTCATACGATACCCTATCATATCTTAAAGCTTTTATTTTTTTATTTTCACTATTTTCTGATTGTTCCACAAAAACCTCATCTTGTTGTGTTTCTTCCATCAAGGAAGTAACATCTTTTTTTAAAACTTTTATCCTAACTTCTTCTTTTTTCTTTGCCTCATCTGCTACTATAAACTCATTTAATAAGAGATACATTTCTATATTCTGTCTTTCTATTTTCTTCATCAAATACCCCCTTTTTTAATAAAATATAAATCTTCCACATTTGTAATTATAGTTTCCTGATCTAATATTTCAATTATTCTTGCATTCCTTAATTTATTTTTTACAGTAACATATTGATAATGTAAAGTAACAAATTTATTTAACAAACTCTCAGGGTTCTCCTTTAGCATCTTTACTATAGTGCTTTTACGTGCTGAGGCCTGGCCATGATTTATTATTCTCCCTTTTTCTAATAAGCCGTATTCTAACGAACTTATTTCTTTGTTTATTTTTAATATTTTAGCTTTTATAATATGTTTACAAGCTCTTTTTTTATACTTTACGTTATCATTGTACAAGGAATTAATATCTTTATATAACATTCCACTTCCATTATTAGCATTTAAATTATTATAAAACTCTTCTTTATGCTTTGAAATTTTCACCCCCTTTATATGCTCATTGTTTATTTTAGCAACTACTTCATTTAAAATTACTTTCCTCTGAAATAAAGGTAAATCGGTTATACTTTCATTATTTATTTTTATACAATCCATAGCATAGAATTTTACTTTTTTCTTTTCCTGCCTTTTAATAGCCATGTCTACATTAATTCTAACCATACTATAAACATATTCAGGCGCTTTATCAAATAAAAACCCATCTAAAATAATAGAATTATTTATATTAGCTTTTAAATGTGGGAATCTTTCTATAACATCTTCTTGAGTTTCATTGTTGTATAAGTACGTCTTGCTATTAAATAAGACCAAAAAACATCTAAAACCTTCTTTTACTTCTTCCCCTATTAAATTATCATCTATATTAAATTTACTTAATATATAGTCCCTTTCATACAATGTAAAGTTGATTAATGCGGGGCAATTTATTTTCTTTATCATTTTATAACTTCCTTTTATTTTAAATTCGCTTGCCATCCTACTATATAATCACTGTTTATATCACCCATTTCTTTAATTCTTTTCGTATGTGCGGCACTATCTTTAAAGTTCCTCAAGTCCTTTATTGGTTCTGGTTTCTTTTGTGGGTGTACACTAGGGATTGTTTTTAAATCTTTTTCATATAATTTATTTTTTTTAGTGAATATTTCTTTTTTAAATAAATTATTTTGTTGTACCAATTTTTTATCCCTTTCTTGTAAACTTACAGATTCTTTTATTAAAGTATTTAAATCTGTTTTCTTAACTGTATAAAATTTACTATGCAAATCTAAAATTATTTCTTGCAAATATTCTGAATCTTTTCTAATACTTTTAACAATCTGCTTTGTATTGTAAGCAATATTTTTAGCTTTTACTACCTCATTTGATACTTTTATAACATATATAAATACTGCTATAAATAGTATAATTAAAGCTATAAAAAACACCATTATAACCCCCATATTACTAACTAACATTTGTTGTGCTACTAAATTTAACTCTTTCATAATTTTACAATCTCCTTTTATTTTTTTAATATAGTTAAAGGAGGGGTTTTCCCTCCTATTACTATCTTTCCAATAAAATATCGTTTACTTTGTCTTCCATTATTCTTATATCTCTAATTACTTTTATATGGCCTTTTAACTCCATTTTATCCACACCTTGTACATATAAATAATAGTATGGTGTTTCTATGCTGCTTGCTTGGTATTTATCAAAAGTAGCTTCTTCAAGTGGTTCCAATACCACTTCACATGCTAACCATGTAAAGCATTCTTGATTGAATCTTTCCATTTTGTTAATATAATTTTTGTAAGTTATAGAATTTGCATAAATAGAATTGTTTTTACACTCTTGACAGTTTTCAATATTCATAATATTTAATTACCCCCTAGTAAAATATTTAACTATTACATTATATCTATAATTGAAAAAGATGTCAATAGTTTTTTCTAATAATTTAAAAAAACTCTAAAGACATCTTTATAAGTGGAGTTTATGTGTTGGATATTTTGTAACATTTGACATATATTTAACCATATATCACTTTGAACACTCCCAATATTAAAGTTGAAACTGTACCAATAATGCCACCAACTGCTAATATTTTTCTATAACTCCATTCAGTTTTTTTTACCTTTAATTCCACTAAATTAGTACATTCTGTATGTGATTTTTCACAATCTTCTTTTAATACTACACTCCCTTGCATATCATCTATTTTGCTCTCTAATCTTAAAATATCTTCTCGATTATTTTTAGAGTTAATTTTTATGTCTTCCCTAATATCTTCTATCCCTTTAAATAATAATTCTACTTTAGTCATGTTTTCCCCTTTCTATGATATCTCATCTATTCTTGCTATATATATTTCTTCACTACTACTTTTTGTATAACTCCATAATGCATGACTTATTAGAGTTCCTGTACTTGCTATTAATGTAGCGTTTGGACCTGCAAATATACCCAATTCTTCTATTGTTCCACTATAATCCGAATCTAATATATAAAATTCGCTTGTTGCTTGTCCTGTTCCTGTAATACTCTGATCTACAAAATAAGTTCTAAATACCTCATTATTTAAAGTTGTGTTTGTTGCTGTTGGAGAAGTGTTATCGTCCCCTATTGCTAATACTTTTACTTGAAGATAAGGGGATACATTTACAAATACATTCGCCATAGCATTTAAACAACTATTAGTTATAAGGTTTTTTATCTTTTCCCTTTGCTTTATTTGCATACTTTTTTTATCTACTATTACTATGTCAAAATATCCTTTATGTTTATAAGATTGTTTCAAAATCTCACCCCTTTTTTAATCAGTTATAGAATCTGTATCTGTAATAGTTCCCGGATATAATGAAGTTGTAGGGTATAAAGTTTCTGAAGGATACAAGGCATCTAAAATAGTTATACTATAAGTACCATCCCAAGCATAATCCTCCCTAGAGTTTTTTAAAATAATAATTATTTCATTATCTGATAATTTTATTTTCTCCGGTCTTAGTAAATTGTAAAAGTAATTTTCCCATCCTCCCAAACTTGCACCATCTAAAACTTTGTAACTATAAGTAATTCCTTCTGGACCTCTAGACTTCCAAGTTATACTATCAATAAAAAAAAGCTCACTTGTTATATTTCTTTTTGTATTAGATAAATAAAATTGTTCTCCGGCTTCATAAGTTTTAGTGTATAAATCAAATGTTATATTGTCTGCTACCTCACTATATTTACTTAGCAAGTTCCTACCATAGGTCAAAGCGTCTTGGGTATCACTTAGCAACAAATTTTTAATATAAGCCTCATAAATTCCCCGACTAGCAATTTCTAAAGTATCATTTAATACCACAAATAAAGGTACTAAGCCATAGTAACTAATCCTTATATTATCTCCACTTGCTGTATTTAACTCTGTCATATCATCATCTTGTACAATGTTTGGTGAATTATAAGTAAAATAAAATTGTTTCCCTTCATCAATTCCCAAAATACCTACTGTAGCAACTAACCATGGACCACCTGCTAATCTGTATTCCACTTTTGGAGCCTTAGCAACTGGGTACTTAACTATAAAAGTTTTGCTAGTCCCATTTGGTGGAGGTGTAGGAGTTTTATTTTCCCTATATACAGTTATCTTTTTATCACCCTTAATATAAACTTTATTAAAATAATTTGATATACTCCTTTCCCTTTTCATATTAGTAAAACTAGTACTATCTGTCATAGCAGTTGAATTAGTAACATAACCAATAGTATAAAAGTTTAATTTTTTATCTTTGTCAATTTCCCATACATAATTCCCATAAGTACATAATTCATTTAAAGAGCTTTCTCCATCGATATAGTTAAAACTTATTACATTTAAAGTTACTAGGCCGGTTTCTATTGTTCCTTCTGTTATTCCATAACTAGCAAAATACCTACTTATAAAATCTTTTACTATTTCATCAATTGACATATTATCATAAGCTTTTTTTACTAATACCCTACTACATATTCTACTATAATCTTGCACCTTTATAGAATGCCATAGTGTTGTTTTGTCTCTATCTTGGTCTTGTTCTTGCTCAATAACCCCACCCCATAAATAAGTTGAGTCATTGTATATCTTTATCTCTTTCCCTACTCCAATAGTAGCTCCATTTACATCATTTACGAGGCAATTAAAGGAACTTCTTAAATTCATTTTTTCTTCTAAGGTCCAAGTATTCTGTATTTGTATTTCAGTTTCACATACTAGGTCCCCATCATCATCAATATAAATATGCCTCATAATTACCTCCTTTCTGGATGAATATTATTAGATTGCAGTTTACTTACTAACTTAGTTCCTATAACATCTATATCCCTATCATTATATATATGAGGTTCATTGATATTAACTATGATGTTACTTGCTCCACTACCTGCAACATTAGTGACTTGTTGTCCTAGCACTTTAGTGTTTAAATTCATTTTTTCAGCTATTGACCACATTATAGCTTTAAGTTTTGGACTGCTTTTCCTTAACCCTTTGATAATTGTACTAATAAAACCTGGTCCAGTCTTATCAAGGTCTTTTAAAGGTCCTTCCTTTGCGGGACTAAAAGGCAATTTATTTCTAATCCCTTGTACTAAATCGGTTACCGCGTTCCATGCTGAACCTGCCAAACTTTTAATACCATTTATTAAACTTCTTATTATCTTTTGGCCTGAGCTATATAAACTAAGTCCACTTATCACGTTTTTAACCGCATTAATAACCGATGCTGCGGCACTCCTGGCGCTACTTGCTGCTGCTCTAATACCAGCCGGCAATCTATTCCATGCAGCTTTAGCAAGGTCTACCGCTGCTCTAAACGCTGAAGGTATAGCCGATTTCAACCAATTTACAAGACTTATTAATACAGATTTCATGGTGCTATTTACCGATTTTACTTTACTAATTATCGAATTCCATATTGATTTAATTTGGTTTCCCATAGCTTGCATGACTTGTACTATTATAATTTTCGAAGTTGTAAATTTGTTATCTACCCATGTTATTAAATTTATTACACTTGTAAACACCTTATAAAATGTGGCAGACATTTTTAAAACCCATTTTATTATAGTTCCTGTTACACTTGTTGCAACTGCAACAAATCTAAGAAGTGAATTAATTATTTCTTTAAATGCCGGCGTCTGAGAAAAGGCCACAATAGCATCCCAAAATTTCATAAATTCAATAGCTACTTTTTTAATTTCTTCAACAATAATCGGTATTTCATTTTTAATTGTATCTATAAAACCAGTTTTAAATTCTCCCTGTCCTGCTGCTCCAATATTTTTAATAAATTGCAACATATTATCAAGGACGGGCAATACTACACTGGATATCATTTCAAAAGCTGCGGGTATATTATCAACTATCATAGCAACGAAACTATCTATATCTGGTAGGGAACCGCCAAAAGCTTCTATTATTTTTGTTTTCATTATTCCTAACATAGGAGCTAAATTTTCCCTAATTGCTGCGGCAACTACTGAAAAAATACCAACCATTTTAGATAAAATAGGTAAAATAACTTTACCAATAGGGACCGCTATATTTACATCAAATTGTCTTTTTATTCCCGCTAATGCTTCGCCAAAAGAATCGTACTTTATACTATCTATTTCTTTTAAAGTTTGAGTATTCTTAGAAACATGTTTATCAATATTTATTATTGAAGCAATACCCTTTTTTTCTAAATCTTCATACATAGTACCCCATAAGACAACTCCGAGTGCATTTTGTTTAACTGGGTCTTTCATTGCCAATAACCGCTCATTTACCTCATAAAATGCGTCATTTGCTTCTTTCCCGCCTTTTGCAAATGTCTTCGTCATTTCTTCCGCGTTAAATCCTAAATCGGTAAATGCTTCTTGAGTAGCTTTCGAACCATCTTTAGAACGTATTGTAAATTCTTTTACGGCATCACCTATCCTGTCTATGCTCCATGTTCCATCTTGTGCGCCTGTAATTATAGTATCGAAAAATTGTTCCCCTGTGAATCCTAAAGCTTTAAATTGTGGGGAATATTCGTTTAATATTTCTAACATATCACCGTTACGATTCATGCCTTTTTGAGCGCCTTGTGCTATTAAATTGTAAGCCTGCTCACCTGATAAACCAAAGCTGTTCATTAAAGTACTAGTTGTATCAATGGTTGACTCTAATTCAAAGCCAAAAGTATCTTTTAGAACTAAAGCACCTTTTGTCATTTTCTCCAAATCTGCTACTGTTTGAACCCCTAAAGTTTTACTACTCTGCTTAACTAAAGCCATACTTTCAGCTATATCCATGTAATTTTCACCGTAATTTTGTGAATATATACTTAATAAGCTATCTTCTAATCCTGCCATTTCTTTATCTGTTGCACCTGTTTGAGTTTGTAATGTGTTCATAGCTTTTTTTATATCATCTGCTGCTAATACCCCATAAACACCTAATCCAACTAAAGCAGTTCCAATAGCTAATATACCTGCCACTACTAATCCTGCTGGATTTATCAAACCTGTTAAATCAGTTCCCAAACCATCTAGCATACTACTTGCTTCTTCTCCATCTCCGCCAACTCTTAAAACTAAATCTTGCACTGAAGACATTTATTTTCCCCCTTTCTTTAAATATTTGTTTTTCCCGAATCAATTATTGATTCAATTGGGATAGCTCCATCCATATCTAAACCTTTTCCTTTTATCTTCATGTTATGCAAATTAGCTTGGAATTTTCTTTCTTCCATCACCCTATCTTCGATTTTTTCTTTGAATAATACAAGTTGGTTTCTAGTTAAACCCATAATATAATCTAGTTTCCAACCATAATTACTCATTAAATAATCAAATACCCACGCCCAATTACTATCCTGATCTTCATTATCATCTAATAAATTTACTTCATTTTTAATTGGGCAATTAAGTTTTTTACATAACTATAATTTATGCTCATACTTTCAACTATTATTCTAATTACATCATTTTTTGTTGCTCCATATCTATCGATTTTTTCTATTGTTACATATCCATTTGTAGATTTATTAGCTAACAAAATTAATTCATCATTCAATAATGAAAATAATTCTTCCATAATAGACTCTAAATTTTCACTATCTAATTTAATAAAATCTTTAAATTTTAATACTACCCTTTTCGCTTCTTTTTCAAACTCTGTTGACTTTCTCCATGTTAACGATTTTACTGTTACTGTCGAGCTGCCAAAAGGCAGCTCCACACCTTTATTTAATAAAATATCATGCTCTTTTTTTTGTTCAAATTGTTTAAAAATTTCAACTTTTTTGTTCCTATCCATTTTTTATACCTCTTTCTCATACAAATTATACAATTGTAAAATTGATATATTCATTATCTGCCATTTGTGAATAATCGTCTAATGCCCTTACATCTTTTGCAACTACAAACAAATATACTATACCTGAAGCCATATTAGCAGTTGGTGTAAAAGTTACCTCATCGGTATCTGTTTGACTTACTGTGCCTGCTGCTCCTGTTCCGTCTGCTTTCATTAATATGAAATTACCAACGTGAACCCCTTCCGGGTGTACTGCTCTATTAAATGTTACAACTATTGTTGCGTCAATTGCTATTCCAGTGGCTGCGTCTGCTGGAACAAATGTTGACACTGCTAAAGTTGGAGTGGTACCGGTTACATCTGCTGTTTCTTCTAAGTAATAGCCTAATTGTTTTCCTGCGTCCTGTGTGGTATCTGCTACTGCTTTTGCTACAAATTTAAACCCTGTTTTACCGTCCTTGGTAAAAGTAATTTCTAATTCTGGACTTATATTTACTTTTAATAATCTTACTCTAATATATAAATTTCTGTTTGATCTCTTAGGTGCTGCATATTCCAAAACATAATCTGTTAATACAGTATTTCCACCAAACTCTATTTTATCTGAACCTTTAACCGCTGCTCCTGCTGCTGTAGTTGTTACTGTTCCATAACCTAAAGCATATTTTAGTTTATCGGCACTTGCTTCCGATAAAATAGTTTCAAATTGACACTCTTCACCTGGCACAAAATATCCAACTGGTGCCAAAATCTGATCTACTGTGATTGGTTCCAATGCTGCGCTATAATTTAACATTGCACCATCTGAACAAAACCCCAAATCAATTGCTGAACTGTCTGGATTCAAGTTTAAATTTCCTGCACCCACATGTATTTTTGTTGCTGCTCCCATTAAAAAAACCTCCTTTTTAGCTTATTAAATAATCAATTGATATTTTTACATTTCCCGCCTGTGCAAGTCCTATGCTGCTTTCGTAAATATCAGAATATTGACAAGCGCCAATTACTGGATTATATAAATTAACTTTCCATTTCGTTTCATCTCTTAAAACCCTTGTTATAGCTTCACCGTATCTCACTATCATTCTATGCAATTCATTTTCATCTATATTCACAACCCAAAAAATAACTTCTAAAAATGCACTTCTTTCCTGATTTTTATACTGATTACTTTTATTGTCTGTTGTAGAAGCTTTGCACATAACAGCGGGGAAATTATCAATAGCTGTTGGGTCTTTTTCTCCAAAATCAAAAGTTTGTGGTACCTGACTTAAAACACTTGAACCCGCTTCAATTTTTATTATATTTAACATTGTTTCCAAATCACTAGTTAAATACTGTATTACCGAATCAATCGCATATTCACAATTCAAACTTATCGCCTCCCCGGTGACATTCCTTGTTGATGTGCTTGCTGCTCCCCTTCTGTCATTAAATCAAATATTTCTCTATGCGCTATTTGTACCCATCTCCTCTTTTGAGGTTCTGAGAGGTCTACTACTTTACGTTTTGGTAGCTTTCTCCCTCCCCTTTGATGAATAATAGCTTTAAAATCTTTGGTCCCAATTTCAAAAGTATTCTTTGAAATTCTTTCTATGTGATTACTGTTATTCTTTCTTGTCAATGACTGTTTCATAGCACCTGTTAAAGTCAAAATTGGTTTCCCTGGATAATGTTTATCTTTCCATTTTTTATATCCTCTGCTCAAAGGTTTCCAACCTGGTAATCCTTCATTAGCACCTTGTTTTTTAAATACTGCTTTTTGTGTTTCTCTAAAATCTTCACCTAATTTTTTAAAAATAGTGCTAAAATCATTCACACTATCAGCCGTTAAATCTAACCACCTTCTAAGTTGTGGCTCACCGTCTACATCAAAATTAAACTCTATCACCACTCATCAACTCCTGTATTCCATTGAGAACTTGGAGCCGCATTATCATCATCTCCATATGCTGTAAAACTATAAAGTTTTCCTGAGGTGCTTAACTCTACCTTTGTACTGTTTGGTAAATCGATTTCTAAAGTAAGTATTTTATCTAGTCTTTCTTTTGCTTTATTGTTCCACTCTTTAATAATAGAAGGAATTTCGCCGCTTGCTTGTAAAATTAAAATCTGTGCAACTTCGACCGCTGCAAACCTACTAGAAACATATTTTAATACTTCTATATCATTCGCATTAGTTATAGGAACTACATAAATTCTTTCTAATTTTGAATCTATATAAGTATCTGCTTCTGTTATATACTCTGTTACTTCTGTAGTAGTTACTTTAGAACTAGTACTAAAAGTAGTCCACTTTATTAAACTCTGAATGTCTGCAACTGTACTATACATAACAAAACCCCTCCTTTTATTTTAGAATTAAACCATTGCGCCGCCTGCACCTGCTACAACTGCACCTGTACCATCTAAAGCTTCCCACCAACAATGAAATACTATTACCCCTGCTGTTGCTGCTTCTCCTGTTATTTCATACCCTACATCTTCAGTATTTACTGTTTTATCTATTACAACCGTACTAGTTGTATCAAATTTTGTTGTAGGTGTTGCGTCATACCATAATTCGTCTTCTAGCAAATCATCAACATCAGTTGCAGCAATAAAACCGTCTGTATCCCCATCTGTTCCTAACTGAATGTTGCTTGTATCCCCTGTTGTATCGTCCCCTGTTGTTGTTACTACTGCTATAATTCTCACTCTAACAAGTCCGGTAACTGTGAAAAGTTCATGTGTTGCCACTGTATTCCATGTAGCGCTTGATAAATCAGCGGTAACGGCCAAATAATTTTCTGTATTGTAATTTAACGAAGCGCCCATTAATTCATCAATCAATGACCTTCCTGTGTTAATTTCAGAATATCCGGTCCCCTTTGCTAAAGTAGGAACTAACTTTCTAAGTTTTCTTGTAAGTCTAAAATTACCCATTTTATTCTCCTTTCAAAAAAAGATAGGGAAATAATTCTTCCCCTCTATGCTATTGCAGCCTCTATTACATAACCAAGATCAGAGCCTACAATTTTTTCATCATAATTCATAAATGCTTCTATCTTTTCACTATGAATATTTTCTTCTCTCCATCTTCTAATTCCTCTTATTTTTCCATCTCTTTTCCAAACAAAAGTATATCCCGCTGTTGGTGTTTCTTTTGCAGGTGCTTTGGCAACATGTCCAATCCAAACATCTTTAGTCCAGATTCTAGAATATGCCGCCGTTGCTCCTTCAATTGCTGTGTTTTTCATTGCTTTACCTATCAAAATTCTTTCTACTTCTAGTAAGTTAGCCAATTGCTGAGTTGTTGCAACTCTTAATCCTGTAACCGGTAAACGGTCTAAAAGTTCAGGGTGATGTTTTAAAGCTTTCCATACATCATTAGCTAATACAATGGTATTTGCTTTTTTACCTGTTGAATCTTCAACTGCATCAATTCCAGTTTCTAAATCTGTTAATGGGTCGCTATTATCTTTATCTGACCATTGATTGGTACCTGATAAAGTTGTGGAATTATCCCAATTACTTGTTGTCATTAGCATAGTTTCTATTCTAGCTTCTAATTCAAGTAAAATCTTATCAGTTACAAAACTTGCCTTTGAACTTTCAAGACCCAAAACACTATCCGCATTATCTCTAACTTCATCTTCAAGTAAAGTGTGTTGTGCTACTTCTTCACAAAAATATGAATCTGTAGATAACCCAAAACTTTGACCTTCTGAGGCTGTTCCCGGCGCTCTTTTCTTTGCTGTATTTCTAAACATATCAGCTTTTGTAAATATATAATATTTATCAGACTGCTTTTTGACTGGTACCATTGGAAATACTGTTTCCGCAATATATAATCCATTTTTGTATTTAACACTAACATTTGTCATTATGGCATCAGTATGTACTTGTGTACTTGTTGGTCTACTCATTGTATTTTAACACCTCTTCTTTTTTTATATTATGCTGATATTGTTGGCGCTCCTGGGCAAACTAAAACACTAATAATATCACCGTCTAATGTTGCTGCTTCCCTGGCAATTGCTCCATACTCATATACATCTGTTGTCACTGCTACTCCTTTTCCAAGTGCGGCACTTCCAACCATTGCACCCGCTGAAATAGCTGCACTAGCTACCAAATTAGAAATACCTAACACACAAATGTTGGCCATATACCCTGACTCTGGTGCATTCTGTAAAATACCATACATTGCTTCGCCACTGCCACAAATATTTACAGTTCTAGCCGCTGATATCTTTACAAAACGGTATTGATAACTGCTTAAATCTGCTGCCGCCACCATGCTATCATTTAAAATATTATTTTGTCCTGCCATGGTTAAACCCTCCTAATTTTTTATTATTTACTCTTATCCAAATCTTACTTTTTCTACATCTTCAAACATTTTTGGATGTTCTTTTTCTGCAAAAACTAAAGCTTCACCATATTCAACTTTTCTTTCTAGCATTATTTTTGCCACTTCTTTCTCAAATAATGCAATTGCGTCCCCATCACCTTCTGCTTTTGCCCTTTTAGTTCCTAGTTCATCAAGTGCCACAATAATTGGCTGTGTTGCCATTAAATCAATAGCCATTTGCTTATCTTTATCAAATAGGCTTTTATATTTTTCTACCATTGCAGGGACTAACTTTCCTTCACTTAATGCCTTTGTAACAATTTTATCCCACTCTGCATTATTCAATTTACTTTCAATATTTACTACCCTTTCAGACAGTTTGATATTGTCAATCTCTAGTGTGCTTTTTGTACCTTTTAAAATACCATTTTCAGATTTTAAAGCCTCATTAGTTTCAGATAATTTCTTTATATCTGCAACATTTTTTACTTCACTTTCTGAAAGTTTTGTAATTAATTTTTCATTATCTTCAATCAATGAATTAATTGCTTTTCCTACTTCTTCTTCACTTGCACTTTCAGATAATTTCAATGTTTTTAATAAATCTTTATTCATTTTTTTTACTCCTCCTACTTCCTCAAATTTTTTATAACTATTATCTAAATTTTCTACAATATCTTTTCTTACATTTTCAGATAATAAAACCGGGTCCATATTTTTTATAAAAGGTCGATTGGTTAATCCACCACCAAATAAAACATTATTAAATATTTTTCCCGACTCATTATCTTTGTAAGAAGATTTAAACTCAGGACTAAAATATTTATATTCCCCTTTTTCTATTGCTTCCTTCCCCAACTCTGTCCATTCAATAGAACCCATTAAGGAAATACCATCATTATCTTTTACTTTTTCTAACCCTTTTATCCACCCTGCGGCTGCTCCTTTTTTATCTGTTGCTCCATGCTCCAAATCAATTGCAAGATCAACACCCCTCACATTATCATTAAAACTAGTGATAAACCCATCAATATCTTTTTCAGTTATCTTTAACTCGCCATATAAAGGATGCTGCCAATTGCCATTCCTCATCATTTCTAATTTGTTATCTTCACCTAGTTTAAACTCTCCCATATAATACAAACTTTCTATATTATCTTGTAAAGATTGCCTAATTGAATTTGTTGCAATTTTCTCAGCTTCATCGTCTGACTTCTTTTGCCCTATCATTGTTTCATAAAGTCCTAACCATTGTTCTTTAAGTTGTTTATTTAGCTTATTAATTGCCTCTGGTAAATTGCTCTTTTTGTATTTTGCCAACTCCTTTTCATCTCCTTTTTCTTTGTTATGCTACTTCAATTTCTAAAGAAACATTTACAACATCTTCAGCAGCCGGGGTAAAATTCCCATTAGTCACTAATTGAGCGTATAAAGTTGTACTACTTGCAGCTAATTTACGCTTTAAGCTCAACCCATCCATATGCATTATTAAAACGCCACCCAAATCAACCGGCAAAGTGATTACTACATTACCTAAATATTTATCTTTATCTGCTGCTATTAATGCCCATGCTGTATTGTCCGCTATTGCTGTTGGTGCTGCATTAAATAAATGTATTGTAAAAGTACTCATACTTGCCGGAACTGCCGACGCATTATAAATTAACTTAATACCTACAAGGTAAAAACTTGCTCCCGGTTCGTTTAACACATTTAAAAAAGTTGTATTACATGCTGGATTTTGTCCGAAAACGTCACCCACTGCATATGCTGTTGTATTATCTGGCCTCGTTATTGTAGCTGTTGGGTTACCGCATGGACTTTTAACAAAACTTCCCCAAATTCTTTTCACAAAATCACCTCAATATTTTAATTGTGTCTTTATCTTTTCCTTTTGTTTCATATGGCCTTTTATAATATTCAAATTCTTCTTTTAATTCTTCTGGTGCTTTATCACTAAGTATTCCAGTTTTTTTATTATAGTATTTACTACTATAATATTTAGGCATTACCATCATAAAAATTACCACCTTAAAACTCTAACTTGTTTATTAATTTGCTAAACTGCTCCGGCTTTATGTATAAATCCTTATGGTCAATTCCTAAAGCTTCAGATATTTCTATACTGCTAGGCATTGGATTTTCATTCAAACATAAATCAACAAAACTTTCGGCAAATCTTTCCTCAACTTTTGTTTTTCCGTATTCGGACGGAGCTGTAAAGTTATCTTTTTTATTTAAATTTTTCACTGACCACATTTCGTATTTAGTCTTTTTACTAGTTATTAAATCAAGTTCCTTATTATATTTTTCATTCAATTTTAAATCTGCCGCATGTCCTAACTCATGTATTAAAGTATATGTTTTATTATTTATAAGATCAAAATTCTCTCCTTCTATTTGTGTTGCCCACGCACTATTCATTTCGTTTTTTATTGTTGCTGCGCTTGGTTCATTATCCATTTTAAAAACACTTTCACTTATAGATAATTTTCTTACTTCTTTATTATATATAGAGTGTGCAAGCTGCCCGGATGTACTCGCTCCTAAGTTCTCAATTTTATATTCTGTTATCATAGACTTTTTAAAATTGTTACCTGGTAAAACTGCATCTAAATGACTATGCATAAAATTTATTATTTGATATTGCCTTGCTGCATCTTTTACATCAGGTCCCAATTTATAATCTAGATTAGAACCAAATACAAAATTAATATCTATATCCATAAACGCTTCCTCTAAATAATCTCTATATACCCTATGTAATTGATCATGCATTTCTCCAATATCTTGATTTTTCACCATAAATTTATATTGGTTCATTTTACTTAACCACTGATCAATAACCCCAATTGGGTAATCGTCCTCGGGTAATTGAGCTATATAATCAATCAATAATTGTCTGTCTTCTCCCTCAAATTCATTCAATCTATCTTCTAAGTTATCAATATTATTGTATTTTGAACCTGTTGCAATAATACCCTGAACACTTGTCATTGTTGCAACTGCTCCGCCTGTCGATATCGTTTCACTTATCAAGCTTCCTAATTTCTCCATATCTTCCGGGACTTTAGGAAAAAATATGTCCGGCTGTCTCGATTCATCCCTACTTATATAAACATATATACATCTGCAATTATGATGTACCCTAGGCATATAATGAAAATATTCTGGACTACCTACCTTTGTTACATTCCCGTCCAAATGTTCGCATAATGGGCAAACTTTCTTGTCTAAAATTGCCGAATATTGCACTAAATTCGCTTTTTCTATTGCTGTTCTATCCCTGCCCACATTTATCATAGTGCCTATTCCTGTTAGGTTTTGAGTTAATATATTGTCATAGGGGTTAACCTCTGCTAGTACTATATTATTTATTTCTTCTAATAAATTCATTTTATCAACCCCTTAATACTGCTCTTTCTGCTCTTTTTGCTGCCTTGTTTAAATCCCCTAATGATAAATTATTAAAGTATTCTGATAAATAAGTTGTCTTTACTCTTTCACTAATATTATTTGCTGTTATTGAGGCTTGCGCGCGTATAGCTGTTAAATCTATGCTTGGTTCTTTCGTGTCCAACTCTTTTTGTACTTGTTTAGAACCTGTATTAAATGCTTCCTTAAAATGTTTAAATACAAAGTTAGCCATTTCCCCTTTATACCTTACATTTAAAGAAGCTAAATTTTCCATTTTAGTTTTTTTAGCTTTCTCACTTAAGTCTTTCACTTGCATTCTTATTATTTTATGTCCATCCCTTTTAAATGCTTCTTCCAAAGTGTCAAAATCTTTCTCTATATCACTCAAATATATTTCTTTTTCAAAATCTGTTAAATCTCTCTTCCATATTCCAGATAACTCAGTTAACTTTTTTTTCTTATCATCTATTTTTTCTTCTTTTATTTTAGTTTTATTTTTTATATCTTCCTGTTTGTTTTCTTCTTCTGTCTCTTTTGGTAAAATTTCTTTTATTTCATCTTTTATTTTCTTTTCTGGTCCTTCTTTTTTGTTTTCCCCTGATACACTTTGAACAATATTATTTGTACTCTGAACACCTTCCATGGGTTCTATTATCTTTTCTGCTTTTTCTGGTAGTTCTAATAAATCTCTCATCCATTTTTCCAAATCTTTATCTGGTATTACTATGCCACCATCTACTATTGTTTTTAAAGTATCTACTAATTTTTCCTGACCTCCAAAACTTTTAAAACATAGTTTAGGGTATAGATCAGTATTAAAATTATAGTTAACTAGTTGTGGGATTGCTTGAGTATTAAATGTGTTAGCTATATACTTTGCTTCTGCCTCTAACATCATTAAAAATAAATCACTCTGGTCTTTACTTAATGCAAAACTACCAACATTTCCACTACCTAAATTTATAAATTGTGCTAGTATTGATCTAACAATCATTAAGTCTTGATGTTCAATGTAGGGCATAATATCGTTTAAAGGTCTTTTGCCTTCAAACATACTTAATATATATCCTTCTGGGATAGTAGCTCCACCCATCGAGTGACTTCTCAAACTTTTAACTATTTTTTCTGCCCTTTCTATATCTGTATCTGTCGCGTTTGGTGGTAAAGTTATTGTAGGGGTTCCAACAAAGTTTCTTTCTATCCCTACATTTATTATCTTGTATAAAAAATCTTTTATGCTCCAATGTTTATAGGCAGCTCTTAACGTGGATTGCCCGCGAACATCTCCATTTTCCATCCTATGAGAAAAGAACAATAATTTATTTTTTGGTATATCTACAATTTCCCATGCATTATCTATTTTGTATTGTTGTATCTTTTCAAGGTCCCCTACTTCATCATACAAAAAATCATATATAGTACTTACTGGTCTTGGTGCAAACTTTTTCCAAGTGATTTCTTTCTTCTTATTTACTTGATAAACTATTTCAAAAATACTATGTCCAAATGCAAACATTGAACACGCTTGTCTTAAAAAATCATCAAAATGCTGCTCCATCTTTGCATTAAATAAATTCGCATTTACAAAGTCTGCTATTGTCTGCGCTTTTGTACTTTTATCTGCTGGTTCCACAAACCATTTTGTCGAACGTATAGGCAATTCTAAAACTAATAACATAGCCTTAATTTGGGAATCACTTCTTTTCATTTTCTCATAAACTTCAATATAATCCGGCCATCTTAATTTGTTTAAATATTCATCTGTTGCTAGGTTATACTCAAATAATGCGCTTTTGCCTCTCCCTATTGCTCCTATTTCTGCCATTAAAGTCAACTCCCTTTGCAATCTACTAACCTTTTGATTAGCTTCTTGATTACTTTTACTGATTTGAAACCTTTACAATCTGTTAACCTTCTTGATTAACTTCTTGATTGCCTTTACCAATTTGAAACATCTTCATAATTGTCACTTTCATATATGGTTAAATCTTTTATATTTCCTATGCCCTTATTTAAAAACAAATACATGAGAGAGTCTGCATAATCCGGGGACCTTCCCAACTGTTTTTTTATTTCATCCTTAGATTCAATTATTATCTTTCCTGATGAATGTATAAAATATTTTATTATTGTTAGTTCCTGTATTAATAATTTATTGTGTTCTATATCTATTAAACCTTTTTTGAATAACTCTCTTAAGTTCCAATAACCCTCTGATCTTAAATTATAAAATTTAGATTCATTTTGTTTTGAAGGTTTTTCACTATTATTACAACTTACCACCCTTACTTGTTGTTCCTTTAATCTGTCATAAACTCCCGCACCTATGCCAATAGTATCAATCTTTGCACAACTAGCGTGTAAATCTTCATAAGCTCTTTTGACTTCTCCTGCTACTTCCATGGTATCCCTTTTATTTATCTTCTTTATAAGTCTTGCCACTGGTCCGTCTCTTTTCATAATAACTGTTGTATCTGTTCCAAACCTTGCAACATCACAACTAATTTCTACAGGTTTACATTTTTCTAAACTTCTTTCTATAGCTGCTTCAACCCAACTATAAGCAATTAAACTATTTTCCGTCCCCTCATTGCTTGGAAAGTTCCCTAACACTTTAGTAACATATGTTGGTGACTCTTCCCCCCAATCCTTTTTACACTCTTTAACCCATTCATTAGTAACCAAAGCAGGAACTATAATTTTATTAGCTTTAACATTTGGACTTTCAAATGCTGAAGTATGAAACTTTTTAAAGTCATAATCTTGCTTCCAAATATCATAGAAAAAGCCTTCATTATTTTCGCTTGGTGTGCTAATTATTAATAACTTTGCACCCTCTGAAGTTAATGCCCCTGAGATGCTTTTAAAAGTTCTTTCATTTACCAATTTAGCTTCATCTACTATAAATAAAATATCTTCTGCATGTTGACCCTCCAATTTCTCCGGGTCATCTGATGCCATACCTTGTGCAAACCATGTAGCCGATAATCTCAAATCATAAGTGTTGTCATTTATATATATATTTATTATTTTATTTTGTCTTAATCTTATTGCTTTTGTTCTTATTTCACTCCATAATAACTTTACTTGCCTCCATAAAGAAGCTGTGGTTATTACCCTAGAGTTGTGTCTAGTAATTAAAAACCATAAAGCTATGTCACTTGCTGTATAAGTCTTACCTACTCCATGACAACTACGCCATGCCACCTTGTTGTAATCTGCTATACCGTACATTATTTCTTGTTGATAATCTGTGTATTTAGCACCTAAAAAGTCAGTTCCAAACATTACAGGGTCATTATAATATTGTGCTAAAGTTTTTATTAAATTCATATTTGCCGCTAATGCTCCCACATTTGCCACCTACTCTTTATTTTTCATTTGATCAATTTGCGCCACATTTAATATTTGCTTTCTCTCTAATCTTAATTGTTTTGCTGCTATCCCTGCTGTTCTTATTGCTTGCCCTGCTTCTATATTATAAGTATTGTTGTTTTGTATTACTGTTTCCGGTCCTTTTGCGTATCGTCCCGGGTCATAAGCTACTAATTGTCTATTTAATAAACCGTCTGAATATTTTTTGGACCTCATAGAAGCAATTTCTTCTAAAGTGCCTATATAATATTGCTGAGCTTCTAAATATTCTTCTTTAAATTTAGGATATTTATTTAAATAATCTACTATTGTCCTATTAGATACTCCCGCGTATCTTGCACCCGCACGTTGAGAGCCAAAATCCCTTACACCCTGTAAGAATAAACTAACTACTTTTTTAAATTGATCTAATTTTAATTCTTTATGTCTTTTTACATCTTTTATTTTTGGCATTTCTTATCATTCCTTTTTATTTTTTTTAATTAAACTTTGTTGCTTTTATATAAGAACCTGCTAATATTATTGATGCTGTTGCGTCTGATGTATTTTGCGCCCATTGGAATTGAAGTCTGCCACCATAAGCGCCCGCCCTAATTAAAAATCTTTCATGAATAGGCGAATTTCTTGATGATGTACCATCATTACCATAGGGTATTGTCATTGCTATATTGTCATAAGATGTTAACCTAATATGACCACTATCTACCATACTTGTAGTTGTAGTGTATTGTCCTAATAAAGTTCTCATCCCTAACATTGCTAAATCTCCCGACACTGTCCAAGTTGCTTTTATATCTGGTGTAGAACTTGCACTGTTAAAGTGTGCTAACAAAACTATTTCATAAACTGCATAAGGTTCAATATCTAGAAATAATTCGTCATCATCTTGAAATGTTACACTACTTGTTACACTTTCATCTATTTGTTTTATTTTTATTTTATTTTGGTTATTATCTTCTATTGTTTGTAAACCTTGCTGATGTCCCAAAACCATATCAGTTAATAAGCTAAAAGCTGTCGATGTTTCACGTCCTGTATAAATACAACCGGCACCCGTTATAGTTGTTTCATATTCCAAATATGCTGGCTGCATATTCTCGAAATAAAATATTGCCCTCACTTGTAAAGCATTTTTCTCAAAGTATACTTTTACTGTTTGTTCTTTCAATAAAGTATCTGATAAAGTTACACTTAACGTTGTTCCTGAGGCTGCCTCATATGCATAAAGTTTCGCTACTCCCGATTCAATATAAATTTGAATATAATTATCACCATCATAAATCCAGGACATACTTGCTAATTCATCCTCATACTTCACAACCCATTCAAACTTGCAAATAAAATTAATTTTAGTACAATATGCATGGAGGTCATTTATATAGTTTAATCTACTACAATCTTGTATACCTATTTTATTGGCTGCTTTATCAAAGAATAAAGCAAAATCATTATACAATTCATATACTTTTATATCCCAATTTCCATTACCATCATCCAAGACTAATGGTTGAGGTGATGATAAATCACCAATTCTTGGCCTTCCTAAATAGACAATATCAAAAACAATATATGCTCCTGAGGCCGCACCCGATGAATACCATTCGCATCTTATTGTTGTTATATCGTCCCATCCTGCCGGGGTTCCATTTGTTGTAAAACTAGATTGATTTACATGTCTCATATTCCAACCAGTATATAAACTTGTTGCATCATAGGAATAATTATCTGTGTTATCATCACCAAGTTTTAAAGTAATTTTTGTTACATATGTCACATCTGAGATAAAAAACATCCATAATATAACCGGGTCTGAAGCTACACCACCGCTATTATATGTTAATAAATCTAAACTACTAATGTTTTTATACATTCCTCTATATGTTACAGTACTTGTTGTAGCTGTTGATCTTACGCCGCACCTATGACAAAATGAATTAACATAATCATTTGATAATGCGTCATCGGCTCCCCCAACTTTAGTAAATAAAGAAGAATCTTCAAATGATTCAATATCTTTTGTACTTCTATCTATAAAGTATTTTGCATATTCTTTAAATGATTTTACTTGGCTTCTTGCCAATTGTGAATCAAGTTCTGCTATTTTGTCCTCAATGTTATTAAGGTTTGTTGCGTTAATTGCTGGTGTTGTTCCATTAACCCACGTACTCTCTACGTAATCACCACCTGGCATTGTTACACCTCCTAACAAAAAAATAAGGTCTTAAGCCTAAAGGATTATCTAACGATTTTCCAATAAGTTAAGACCTCTCAAAAGAGTATTATATAGTTTTATTTATCCTATTGCCCAAATTGTTTTACTTACTAAAGGGTAAACAAGATTCGAACTTGTATAACCAGATAATCTGGCACTTTCCCGATTAAGCTATTACCCTTCTAAATGTTACACAAAAATATTGATGTTTTAACATTTCCCGATGTTAAAACCTTATATAAAGCAAGTAACAATAGTAATTATAAAGCTAATATTGGTATAAATCAATACAACATAGCAATTAATTTATATCCCTTCACTAACAAACACTACTCCTTTAGCATTTAAAAGATTTATTATATATTGTTGATCTTTTGCAAACCCTACTAATATAGTTTTATCAAGTGCTTTCCCAACTTCTGTATCTATATTATAATTGTTTTTTAATTGTCCACAAACATCTAATACCTTACTATATGTATTAATATCATTATTACTATCAAATAATTCAAATGCTATATCATATTGTAATATAACTTTTTCTCTTAATGCTCCAATAACTTTATCATTTACTACAGGGGTTTTAATATTTATTTCCTGTGGTTCTCTAATATTTTCTTGTGGTCCTTCTGTTACTTCCTTGTTTATTTTATTTATTTCTTTTGCTAATAAAGAAATCTCTTCCTTATAACTATTTAATAAAATATCAATATCTACTTTTTCTTTATCTGCATATAATGTATTTTGATATTTCAACAACTTAAAATGTTCATCCATACTTTTAAACATTTGTTTTATTAATTCTTCTTTGCTTGCTACTAAAGTTCCTTTCCTTGTAATTGCCCTATTTTCTTTAATTGTTTTACTTGTGCTTTCTATAAAGTATTCAATACTTTTATCCCTTAGTAAGTCTAATACTTTTGTTATATCGTCATCACAAAATATTTCTATTCTTCCCTTAAATACTTCAACACTTGCTGTTGTTTCTTCTAACAAATCTATTATCTTATCTCTTTTAATTTTTAATTTCTTTTTCTTGCCTACACCAGCTATTATTTTATATAACATTTTGTTATTCTTCCTTTTTTATTATTTTATTTTCTTTAAAATATCTTCTTGCCACATCTTGAAATATATTACCACTGTTGTTATTACATTTAATAGTATTACTTTTTACATTATCACCTATAGCACCAATAAATCCACCTGTGATATTATATTTACTCTGTGTGTTTCTTGTTTTCATTTAAGTTATCTATAACCTCATCTATAAGTTTTATGTTTTCTTCCTGGTCCATCATTTCTAATAATTTATTAATTTCTTTTAATAATGATATTACAATCTTTTTATTGTTCCTGCTGTGACTACTCATCATTTATCCCCCTCTTAATTATATAGTACCCTTCTCGAAATAACAATTGGAATATGAATTGTGATAACTCCTCTATAGTAAGATTGGCATTTACTTTCGCTTTTATTTTATCAAATGCTAATATTGAAACTTCAAATATATAATCTTTTGGTATATTATAAAAATAATCTTTCAATACTCTGCAGGTAAACATATTTTTAATGGTATTTGTTTTAAAACTTATGTTTCTTATAAATGGTCCTTCTTGTATTACATTTATATTTTGTGCTGCTACATCTGTTAATTGCTTTTCAATTCTATACAAATCTTCTAACTCTTTTTCTTTTTCACTTTGCTCTATTATTTTATTTAATATCTTTTTTAAAGGCTTCATTATTCTTATTTCCTTTTAATTAGCAAATTCTTTCTTTACCTATATTTATACTTTTTGGTATTTTATCTTTAATCTTTAAATACTCAGTAACCAATTCTTTATCATTCTGTATACTAATTACTATATCTGTTTCTTCTTTATTTAATAATAAGTCGTTTATTGGTTCTAATGTTTCTATAGTAGTTTCTTTTACTTGTAAATAGTTTTCTACACTAGGGGTATAAATTATCATGTTATGAGTTTTTTCTAAATACTCTTCCTTACCTATAGACTTTAATAAATTAAATACTTTATTAGTTCTTATTTCATCGTTTTTTATCGCATTTATAACAGGTGATACTAGTGCGTGTATTCTTTGCCCTGTTTTACATTTGAAATATTGCTTTAATACTTTTACTTGAACTATGTGATTCCCTCTATAAAACTCAATGTCTATTGTTTTATTTAAATACTTATTTGTCAAATAGTTAACAGCTCCCTCAATATAATAAGGGTCTGCTTCTATCTCTTTATTCTTAGCTTCCTTTTTTACTTCTTCTAATAATTTATTAAAACCTAGATCAATAGTTTTTTTTACCTCTATGTCTAGTGTTTTATCTTCCTTAATTCTTTCTTTTATTAGCTTTGTTTTTGCTAACTTCATTAGTAAACTTTTATACTCTTCACTTCCTAAAGGTTTCTCAAGCTCTCTTACTATACCTTTTTTTATTAAAACTCTCTTTAACATACTCATTTTTTATAGTCCAATCTGTTCTAAAGTTTTCTAAAGTGTTAGTACTAATTTTATAAAAGGTTTCTTTTATTTCTTTCTTACTAATTAAATGTAGATAACTATATAGTACTTGAAATAAATAATTAGTACCTTCTATTATATCCCCTTCTTTTAACTCTGGAAACTTTTCCTTTAATACTTCTAATTGCATATTACCATTTGGTGCTTCAAACTTTATTTTTATTAATGAGTTAATTATCTTTTTATTTCTTTTTTTTATTATTTTTCTTTTAATTAAAATACTTTTTAATATATTCATTATATCACCTAGTTTAATTTGGAGTTTATATCTTTATTTTTATATAACTTTTCTGCTTGCTCTGTTGTGTTTTTTACTTTTAAACTTTTACTGCTTCTCATACCTTTATAGAAACAGTCAAATAACATCATTATATTGGACATAAAAGCTCTTATTATTGTACCATTTGTTGAGGACATAAAGTTTTTAAATTCCACCTTTTCTATATCTCTCTTTTCTTTTCCATCATATAAACAGAATAAATAATCATCTTTTGCCAAATCAACTTCTATTTCTTTTTCATTATCATCTAAGTATGTTACTTTTTTTAATAACATTTTACACTTCCTTTTTATAGTTTATTTATTTAGGTCTTTTCTTTAAAGTTTTAACAAGTCCCCTTATATAAATGTTTTCTGTTAACTCTGGTCTTACTTCTCTATATTCTTCTATTACATCTTTTGAAGTAGCTTGTTTAAAACCTTTACTTATTAATAGCTCTATCATCTTTTCTTTTGTTTCTTTTTTATTACTTATAACAACTATACAATAACCTTTTATTTTATCTAATACTTTACTATCTATATACTCTAAAGTTTTATTAATTATAATACAATTGTAACATGCTAGAAAGTTTTCTATTTTAACTTCTTTTCCTTGCTTTGTTTTATAAGTATCTTGGTTTATATCTAAGTACTTAAATAACTTAATTGTTTTAGTTTGTCCTGTTCTATCTCTTACAGTTGTTTTTATTTGGTTATTTAACCAAGTAACAATTCTATTACTTATATCTATTCCATAAGCTTCTAGCTTTAAATCTTTTCGTAGCACCATGGTAAGCTCCCCATTTCCTGAGCCTATATCTAGTACTTTAGTTATTAATAACTGTCTCATTACTATGTGTTTTAGCTTAACCAATAAATGTCTATCATAATCAAATATACCTCTTCCTATTTGCTTATCATAATGAGCGTCCCATAACGCTTTACTATTAGTTATAACGTCTGTCATCATTTACCTCTTTTCTATAAAAGAATCGTAATCTTTTTCTTTTAATTCTTTTACCCTTTGTTCTGCATTTTCTTTGTTTTTAAAAGAGCCTGTTACAACTCTATAAAATACTTCTTCTTTTGTTTCCATTGTAAACGCTTTATAACTTATATTGAAATAGTTTAAAATACCTTTTGCTAATACTTCCCCTATCTTCTTGGTGTTATTTGCTATCCACGCTGCATCATTTACGTTATCATGAAATGCAATTTCTACTAATGATGCTGGTGCTGATGTATATGCTACTTCGTACATATGCTTTCCTATCCCATAAAAGTTAAACCCTTGTTTTATTCCTCGATCACTTGTTGGTGTTAATGGTGCTAATAATGAGTAAATATTTTTTGCTAATTTTTCACCATTTCCCCCAAATTTATAACAATATACTTCTGCTCCTCGACCTCCTCCCGCATTCGTGTGAATGGCCAAATGAACATCTGGATGTTTATTGTTACTATCTGCTACTAATTGCGTTAAATACATAGTAGGTTTATTTCTATACACTATTATATTATGTTGCTTTAAAATTGCTTCTGTGATGTCTGTTATCTTATTACACATTTTTTCTTCTGTTCCATAAGTTCCACAACCTTTATTATTCTCTTGTGTTGAAGGACTTAGATAAACTGATCTTGACATTTTTTTAACCTCCCTTTATATAATGCAATTTAAATGATTTATAAGACATTTTAACATTTCATTATCTTCTAACTTTTTATTGTGATTTAGTTTTATTATGTCTGCTCCCTCTTCTGGTAATGGAATAGAAAAATATTTATTTTGTCTTTCTATTACCGCTTTTAATGAATCATCATTTAAACATCTTTTTAAACAAATGTCCAAAGGTGTTTCTAAGTATAAACATGTTGCATTACATTTAAAAAAGTTAGCAAGTTCTATAATTGGTTTTCTTCTTCTAATTGATGTATTAGTTTCATCTATTAAAATAGTTTTATTTTGCTGAAGCATATATTCTAATATTTTGTTTCTTATACTCCACACTATTTCCTCACCTTGTTTAAAGAATCTCTGGCCATAAACTAACATTCTTATCTCGTCGGCCGATATTATAAATAAATCTGTATTTTCTACTATATAATTTCTTAATGTGGTTTTTCCACTTCTAGGTAAACCACATGTAAACATTAATTGTTTCATTTTACCCCCCCTGTAATTTTTTCTATTAACTTCTCTGCTATTACATTACTTTTTTTCAATAGTAAGCTCACTATCTACATCTTCTAAAGTTTTATGCAAACAACGTCCATTGTAAAACTTTACACAACTTGAACAACTAGCATTTATATTACAATATTGTTCTTCCTCATCTTTCAATAATTCAT